CAGGGTCAAAGCTTAGCTTTCCGATTTTCTCTCTATGATTATAGCACGATTCTCCTGGGTCCTCTCACGGAAGTGCCCGTGAAGGCCATTTGAGAAACTAAACGCGCTGTACTTGTGAGCACGTTGGTTTCCCACCCAGGGTAGTAACGGTCCAGATAAAGAAGTACTCTCTCTGTCATTCCAGGTGAACTCAATTGACGAGGTATGACTGAAACGAAACCGCTGTCGGTATTTGGACGCCATTCAATGTTCTGGAAGCATTCGATACTAAGATCGGACACAGCACTAACATCTTTCCACGCGAATCCCATTAACTTGGGCCCAAATCTGAGCGATTCACTAGTTAGAGTTGAAGCGACCCCGTTTCCTACGGTGATCACTCCGTCCCTTTCAGTCTTGAACAAGGCCGAAGCGGTGCCTGGCCTGTACTTAACCTCAAAAGTTGAGGTTCCCATTCTCATGACGCGCGAAGCTCGGTTAAACAGTTGGTCAACATTGCTGACTACTCCAGTCCCGTCATCAATTAATGCTTCGGCGGGTAAATTTTCAATTATAGCGACTTGGCCGGCGGCAGAGTCCATACGGCCAAAATATAACAATCTCATGCAAGCACCCACACTACGTTGGTCAGCAACAATAGCCGACTTGCAGAAGGGGCTGGCACCGGCTTCTAGGGTGGTGCCCTGACCATCAATCGTGGAAGCCCCACTCCCAAAGGGAGCGGCTCCAGAATTAGTGGGATGGTCACTGCTGTTTGCTCGCGTAAAAATGAAAAAGTTGCTCGGTCCCCCACTGGGATCGTCCACGGACGCATAAGCTGGTGCCCATAGAACGAAACCACACGTGTTGGTGCCGAGCATGCTGTGCCTAGTCTTCAAACGACTAAGCACTCCTTCGTCAGTAGAGTGGAAACCAGGTTGCAGTTCGGCATTGCAGGGATCTCTAATCATATTTGCAACTTGCCTCATTGAAACCTGTTCCGGTCTTTTGTTCTTGGAAGTTTTCCTTTTCTGCGTTTTCACTTGTCCTTTCAGTGATGCTATCTCATTCAGGAGTTTCTTCTTGCTCTTATTCATGTTCACAAATTTCAAAAATTTTTGGGGAAAAGTAAATTTTTGTTTGTTTTTGGTATTTTTGAGTTTTTGTTTTGTTTTTGTTTTAACTATGCTCAATATTGGTGCCCGGGCCACCAACACGAGATTATGAAACATGTGTAACATGAAGGCAAGAAAGAAACCTCCCTCGACGAACACGAGCCCAAGAAGAATATGGGCCAAGAGATTATAAAGTGTTCTGTTGTGGTACGATTCATACGCACCAAGAAATAGTGATATTAGTAGAGGATGCAGACCACGCGCGCATTCTTCTATGAATGCACAAGCAATTGTGTGTACATATTCGTTGGCCTTTGTCTCATTGATCTGCAGCAGGCTGGAGTCATTTGGAGGGCCCCAGTCTTCTTCTATCATACGATAGGAAGCCTGGGACTTCAATTCTATTGGAAATCCACTTGAAAGCTCAGCCTCTAATTCTTGTAATTCTTCCTCTCCAAGATCATATTTGACCATTAACCATTCAGCCGTTTCCGGAGTCGAGACCACATTTTCATCAGTGTATTCATTGTACTCGTGTCTGATGCGGTCGACTCCTGAATTGGCCAAATAGTATGGATTCGTGTAAAGGGCGTTTATGTAAGGCAAAAAGCCAAAATTCTCTTTGATACCTTTGAGAATGCCAGCAAACTGCTGGAGCTGTTCTTTCTGGTTAAAATTAGTGTTCTTGCACCAAAGAGTTTTAGCTAGAACCCGTCCAGGTTTTGGAGTCAGCACGTAGCCCAAGTTGGTTGGAACAAAATACGAAGAGCAAAACTCAAGATCATATTCGTCACAAACTCGAAATTTCGTGATAAACCCATAGGACTCAACTTTAGCCACCAGAGCCGGAAGGAGAGCCCTCATTGAACGAGGTAGGAACAACACAACGTCATCCCCTTTGCCAAGCATGGCTATAAAACCTTTAAACACATGCATAAAAATGCAAATGGTCAAAATACAATTACCAAGCAATGTTTCGGAACGTCCGGAAACCCGAACACCTCTACACTTCAGTCTAAACCCTTTCCTGTTCGTGATGTTAATCAGTTCACAATCCCGAAGCATGTAGGAACACACTTCATCTGGCACTCCTAGCAGACGAAAAACATCTACTATCAACTTGAGCGCTTCTTCTCTCTGGGTGGAATCAAACTGGCTAAAATCACAAATACATTTGAGAGTATTCATGTAACGGCCAGCGAACCTACCAATTGAAACGGAGTCAGAATGTATGGGAATGCAAATATTATCAGGGCAAAACTTTTGTATGAGGGCTCCTAGCGGTACCAACCATCGACCCACCAAGAAATTGAGTTTGACACCGGCCGAACCAATTGGACGGGGTGGTTTCTTCTCAGGATAAAATTCAGCCTTGGTGAATAATGAGGTCTTCGTTAGATCATTGTCAATTGGATCATCCTTGGATTCGGCCCATTCGGCCTTAAGTTTTTCTCTTTTTGAGGCGGGAAATCTATTAACCCATGTCTCAAAATCGAGAGGTTCCAGTTCGTAACGAACCCAAGGTGCCATGCGTTTGAACATGTCTGGGATTGGTATATCAAAATCAACGTCTTCCGGTGTTTCAGCCAATATCTTATGCTGGATGCAAGCATGGATATTATGATCACATCTCCTAGGAATCATGGGCACAAATTGCCTGTGGAACACAAAGGGATAAGCCCTAAGACCAGGCTGGCAGTCCTTGTGTTTCCTTGTTCTATATTTGATTGTTTTCCTCTTGGAGATAGCTCGCAGGGCCATTCCTTCGCAGCAGTAGTCATACAATCTAGCCCCAAAATGATTTAGTCGTAATTTCCTGGCATTTTTATACATTGTAGCCATGAAGCTAATTGCATAAATCGCCAGCTTGACGTTCTTCGGTAACTGAAGAATGACGTCAAAAGTAATCTTTTGGAAGAAAGATGCCGAAAACAAGCAGAAGATGGTGTTAATGATGAAAATGTTACGCCAGCGATCGTCTCCGTTCAACCACCCAGTCCTAAGAATGAAGGGTTGGAGCAAAACGAATGCGAGCATGATATAATCCACCATGTGGGAGCTGGGAACAAAGCGCCATACTGCTAAATAGATGGCCATGAACAATCCCAGTTGTAGATACGGGATGTATTCTGGCACCATTTGCAGACCGGCCTCTCTGGCTTTCTTGGTCAGTAGCAGCCCCACTGACGGCCTAGAGACTAGAGTAGGCTGTGACATATAATAGCCATCAGCCACCTTGATAAGCCTCTGAGGGTCCAATCCTCTGCCCTTCGCATAACGATGGCAGCGTGAATAGTAAGATGTTCTATTTTTCTCGTTGATTTCAAGATGTCCGCGAAAAGCTTCCTTGCAAACTTCCAAGTATGGAGCGTCGTCAACTAAAGTCTCAATTTCCGGTGTGGGTTTAAGTATTGCCGTTGTGGCTACGAACCTGTAGACATAAACGTCCTCAAAGGTCCTTTCCCTTTCCCACACTAGAGTTCCACGTTGATCACTGTAACTCCCTTTCGACAACCAAGCCATGTCACCATGGTAATAAGGAGTCGAATTGCCAGAGGCCCAGACGCTTACTCTGCCTTCTTGCTTGACATATCTCATCTCGCCATGCATGATCTCTCCTGAATCTTCAGGATAGAGATGTAGCAAAGCATAATGAATAGGCAGTTCTTGTTCCAGCAAATTCCTGAGAATTTCTTCTGGTTCAAGGTAATAAAGCGAATGAATAGACATGGAAGCAACAAACCCTTTGCATTTGCAGTCCTTCCACAATTGGCGACAATAGTTGTTGCCTTTGAGTGAGAACTGGCGCAAAAGGTCCTTAGCCTCGAAATTAGGAACACACGAATGAATATAATTTCTGCCGAGGCTGTGGTGTCTGTTGACTGACCCGCCAACATCACAGATGAACCCATCAACAATACCGTTATCTCGGCATTCTTGTTGTATCCGTGTGATGATGTGAGCTTCACCTATGCTTCTAAAAGAAGCACAGAGGGGGTGCAAGTTGTAACAGTTATAGCGATGGAACTGCTCTAACGTACTTGGATGGTATTTGTTTAGCACAGCAATTTTGGGTTCGTCAAAGTACATCGAGTGAGGAATGTAATATGAAACCTCCTGAAACAAATCATTTTTAGTTTCTGGACATTTGACGGACTTGATTGCTGGGAATCTATTTCTTTTCTTCTTGTCGGAGGGCTGTTGGCCTCCTTTTTGTTTGTGCGCCGCAGTAGGGGCGCGGGGTTTGAAATTTTTCGACTTTCGAGTCGTTTCTTCCCATTTCGGGGGAAGGCGGGGAGAAGTTTCTCCCAGAGAGATTTCTTTCTCTTCAAGCTCATTGCTCTTGGCAACCCATTTGCTTGTAGTAGCCATCTCTCAAGTTAA